TCTTTAAATGTATCAAAGCCTGCGTCATCTTTACCACGACCAAGTTCTAGTTCACCAATGAAGTCTAGTTTATAACTTTCTTGTCTTGTTGGTATAAACCACTTATATAAGTCAAGGTAATCTAACATGGCAATACCATATAGATTGTAAACAGTTTGTGGTCTACCTCTTACATTAATCTCTTCTCTATTCGCCATATTCCAAGGCGACATTCTGTTTGCAACTTTATCACCTGCAATCAGTTTAATTCTATTCATCAAATAAGGTAAGTCAAAAAACTTGGTGTTCCAGCCTGTGATAACATCTGGATGATTTTTAATCCAGAATTTCATAAACTCAAACATTAATTGTTTTTCGTCTTTACATTGTACATAGGTAACATCTGTACGGTCAGTTATAAACTTACCGACACCCCATGTAATAATTTGTTTGTTAGATTGATTTTTAACTGTGATACACAATAACTCTTCAATAGGATTTTCTACATCAGGAAAACCATTTTCACAAGTTGTTTCAATATCAAGTGTGAATATTTTAATATGTTCTTTATCCCACTCAATATCTGTGGGATATTCTTGACCAATATATTGATAGTGATATCTTTCAAGACCATAGATAGGAGAGTTTTGTGTCGCCACATCTCTACGAAATCTACGAGCTGCATTGATATTAGTAAACTCAATCGGTTTTAGAAACTGACCTTGTAGTGTTTTATATTGTGAGTGTTCTTGTGTTAGGGCGTAGAGAGTAGGACCATAATCAATTTTTTCTTTATAGTCTTTTCCGTTTAAAACACCACGAATAAGAAGTTTACCTTTATGTTCAATTACATTTTTATAGAAGTTCATTTTTTATCAATTTCACCGTTACATCATTTAAACTATCATCTAATTGTATCTGGCAGGCCAATCTTGACTTGCCTTCAACATAATTCTTTTCGTACTCTAAGAGGTCTTGTTCTAAAGAGTTTTCTTTTATCTTTAACTTATCACACCATACATCATCTACATGAATATGGCAAGTACCACATGCTTGACAACCACCACAATCGGCAGGTATCTCTGGTAAATCCAATTCTTTGGCTGCCTCCATGAGAGTATAACCAGCTGGCATATCTACCGAAAGTTTTTCGGTATCTCTTATAAAATTAACTTTTACCATTAAACTGGTAATTTAGTTTCTGTTATAAGTCCTTTATTTGGTGTGAGTATCTTACTTGTGTTTTGTTCGTAAGAGGCTTTGATTTCATCTTTAGGTTCGGTAATAAAAACCACTTTATCTTTTGCTACCTCGACTTTATCACCCTTCCCAAACGCATTGTATAAACTCATCATCAACTGAACCGGTTTACCAGGTCCTAATTGTTGAGGAATAATTACAAAAGGTTTTTCTAAGGTCACATAGTCTGCACCTCTATCAACTTTGGCAATTACATCTTCACCTGTTGATAGTCTTATCACTTTCACTTCACTCATATTTTCTCCTTAATCTAAACTATATTTAGTTGTTATCACATATTTTCTTTGTGGGTTTACCATAACATTTAGTCGTTTCATAAATGCTCTGTCAAGTAAGATAGGTGTTCTATCTTCTCTATCATCTATGGTAAATTCTACATCTTTATAAAAGCCACCAGCAAAACTTACATCAAGTTTGACCACATATCTGGTTTCTTCATAATCTCTTAAACCACCTACAGAGATTTCTTCTTTACGGACAATATCACTTGTAATAGATTTATTTAATAAAGTCCATGTAATCTTGTTACCATTAATTTTAAATTTGTCTGCATGTATAACTGGCATGCCTGAATTACCCGTATCAAATTTTGATACTAAATCACCAAAAGGTTTGATAGTTAAAATTTCTTTAAAACCACATTCTGTCGGAACAGTATATCTGTTTTCTTCATTTGCAAAATGTGTAATAACTTCTTTTGCAATATTCATACCTGAGGCCTTTTCAATACCCTCAGTACCAGGTGATGAGTTTACTTCAAGAAAATAAGGTGGTTCTTTTTCTCTATTTTTACTAGGTATAAAATCAACAGCAGTCCAATAACCACCAACTGCTTTAGCAGCCTTTAAAGTCTCTTCTATTTCTAATTCTGTTAATTTGATATTTTCTGGTTCTGAACCTTGCGAAACATTTGACCTGAAATCTCCTTCAATAACTGGTCGTTTCATAGACGCTAATACTTTACCACCTAATACATGAGCTCTTACATCATAGTCTGTTTTAATATATTCTTGTACTAATAAATCTGCGTCTTCATCTTGTTTATTAACTAATTGTACTATAGAATCTAAACCTTTTTCACTATCAATAAACAATACACCAACACCCTTACTGCCTCGTAAGGTTTTCATAATCAAAGGAAATTTAATGTCTGCGTCAGCAACTTGTTCATTTGATTTTTCGGGGTCGTTAATTAGTTTTGTTTTAGGTTGTGTCAAACCATAATCAGCAAGTCTTAATGCTGTTCTATATTTGTCTGCACATATATTAATTGTAGTTCTAGGATTTACTAATGTTGCATTAGCTCTTTCTAAAATAGATACAAAGTCCATCCAACTATCTTTTCGTGTAATAGAACCACGAACAATAGCAACGGTCATAGCGCCAACTTCAAAACCTTTTTTGTCGTCTTTGTTATGAAATCTACGAACACCGTCCTCAAAAGTGGTATAACCACCTGTTAATTTAAATAGATAAAACGGATAGTTTAACTTCTTACATTCTTCTTGAAGTCTATCAGCAGTATGAAATTCTTTTGCATTATCTGGCTCATCTGTAATAATGAGCAGACGCAAAAATCTTTTACTGCCTGTAGCTTCTTCTAAGTAATTTTTAAACGGTTGAACCTGCATTTGCACTATCTTCTGGTTTTTTGCCTATATTATATTTAGCAACTAAATTCCACTCATTCTTCTCTTTAAATGGTAAAACTTTAATTTGACTTAACGGCGCTTTGTTTTCTACTAATGCTGTATTAACAACATCAATTAAATTCCAGTCTTGTAGTAATAATGCTATTGTGTTTCTTCTTTGAATATCATTCTCAGTTAAGGTAGAGTTCTTACCATCTAAAGCAAATAATTCTTTAAAATGTGTTATGTAATATTTACCTTGTTTGTGTAAGATATGACAACTCTGAAATAGTGTTTTGTCTTTTCTACTAGCAACACCAATTCGAGTCAATGTCTCTCTGACTTTTAAGAAATCGTCTGGTTGCTTAATAGTGACTTCTAACATATCACTTGGCGACCAATTTATAGTAACTTCACTCATCTTTTTCTCCCACCTTTTTTCAGGCCAATTTTTATTTTATCAATCTGGTCATCTGAAAGTAGGTTAAGAGCTTCTTTTGCCTTTTGATTACTATAACCATAATACTCTTTTATTACTTCAAGGTCTTTAACTTTCTTTTGTGAAAGCCACTTCCCACCAAATCGCTTTTTCTTTCTGATACTATTTATAAAATAGTGAAATTGCATACGCTTTGGTAGAAAATGTAAACCATTCATCTCGTTACTATGCATAATTGTATCATAGAACATAGACAAACATCTGTTAATAATAAATGTAGGATACTTTTTCTCCCACATTATATCCTCTGTGTCTAACAATGGTTCTTTGGTTTCATTGATAGCCTTTAAATAATCCTTTAACTCGTACATTATTTAAACTTACAATTAGCCATGATTTCAGTTAAACACGCAACCATATTAATCTCTTGGTCTGCCACAAAAGCAGACTTGTACTGATAACCAGCAATGATTAATATTGATTGAGGTATAGAAGATGAATCTAAAGCAGAATACATCAACTCGTAAATAGTGGTAAACAATGATGATGGTTCTTTATCAAGATTGTTAATAACCCATTTACGCATGTCATTAAATCTTTTTTCTTTCAAGACTTTGACAAGTTCTTTTGTATTTGCCTCAGATAAACTAAACAAAATACCACTATCAATCTTACCTCTAACAGAATATCTTTGTAGTTCATTGATAGTCCGTCTGAAATCAGGATAGTATTTTTGTATCAGTTCAGCTAATACTTTGTTATCATATTCAACTTGTTCATCATCAAGGACTTTGCCTAGCCTTTTTAATAATGCCTGTGCTGTCTTTACTTTTTGACCGTTCTTAATAGCAAAGTCAATGACGGTACATCTACTGTGAAGAGCAGGTAAAATCTTGTTCTTGTAATTACAAGTAAAGATAAATCTACAATTTTTGTAAAATGTTTCAATGAAGTTTCTTAAAGCAGGTTGTACTGATTCGGCATTCATATAATCTGCCTCATCAACAATCACCACTTTATGATTTGAATGTTCAGTTAAAGATACAGTTGAAGCAAAGTTTTTAATCTTGTTTCTTAATGTATCAATCTGACGGCCTTCATCTGAACCGTTGATAATGATATAATCTGCACCAAGTTCCTCACACAAAGCACGAGCAACTGTGGTCTTACCGGTACCTTGTGTACCAGATAATAACAGATTAGGTATTTCTTTTTGTTTTAGAAATTCAGCAAATGTTTTCTTAATGTCTTCACTTAATATACATTCACTAATCGTTTTTGGTCGATACTTTTCGACCCATAGGTATTCTGACATAATATAATCCTCACTTGTTTCATAATTTAAAATTCACTATCTGGCTCGATAGCAACCCAATATTGAATTGGTTTATTTCTATTTATGAAGTGTGAGATTTTTTGTGAAGAAATTGCAACATCATAATCATCACGAATCATTTTAAAGTTTTCAGTTTTAAAATAAGCTTTAAATGTCTTATCTGTTTCACCGATAACTAAAGAATAATCGTTTGATGATGGTGTCTTTTTATCAGTAGCCACTAACTTAATTTCTTTACCATTACCTTCAACAGCAATGTCTGGTAAATTAAGTGTTGTAACACCTTTCATAAGTTTTTCAAACACATCTTTTTTCAAAGAAAATGTAACATACTTATCTGGCATGTTAATCATTTTTGTAGGTGCAACAACTACCGATTTATCTGCAAAATAATATTTGATAGATTGTTTTCCGTTGGCGTCTTTAATTGCTAACGATTGACCACCATTAAAGCTCAGTTCAGATTTATCAAATAAATCAACTGCTCTTAAAAACTCTGGTAAATCATAGATAGCAAACTCTTGGTCAAACTTCTCTGTTACATCAGCTTCTGCTAAGATGTTTTTCAAAGTAGAGATAGTTTGTAATTTGTTGCCTGGTTTCACCAAAATGTTTTGGTTAATATCTGAAAAGTTTTTCAGAATGGCAACTGTATCACTTGTTAAGTTCATTATATAGTTCCTCTCATAATTTAATTGGAGCGGATACTTGGTACTGCCCCAAGTTCTCGAAGTTGGTAACCTCGCATAATACTTTTATACGATATCCGCATTATCTTAATATACACTAAAGGCGTCC